CCGCACCATCAGTTCTATAAATGTATGTAAATCCTCCTCCGGGTACCGGAGTTTTTTCATAAATGTTTTCTGAATCTGTAATTGTTGCAGGCACTATCTCAAATGATCTATCAATACCGCTTATAGGTCTTCTAAAAGCAAAAATTGGCAAGTCAGTGTTGTTTGAATTTGAAGTATAAATTTCTGTTTTTATTCCACCAATTGTATCAGATTCTTGTGGCTTACCAAAAGTTTGTCCTGATGTATTTGCGGCATTTAGAATGTTTATGAATTGTTCTCTATAATTTGTGTTTGTACCATCGTTCCATACAACTGTAACATTAGCCAAATCAGTGCCAGCAGAATCAACCACGTTTTCTGTTGTGGCTACTGAAGTAAATTTTAATAATCCTGTCGCTGGAGTGTTTCTTTTTGCATTATAGTTTATTAATCTAGCCAATCTTAAAACTGAATTTCTTCTCTCAGCAGTTTCTAAAAAATTTTCTCTAGCGTTTAAGTCAACTCTAAAAGATAATGATTGTGATATGTAAGCAATTAAATCTAAAAGTGCAACATATTCAGAGGATTCAATATAATCGTTAAAATCATCTGGATAATTTTCTCGAAGATAGGCAACCATTGTTCTTCTGATTGTTTCAAAATCATAAGATTTAAAATCTGCCTGTTGGAAAGCGGTATAAATTTTTCGCCAATCCTCAGCAATTAAAAGTCTGTTTTGTCTATCTGTAGTGGCCATACTGTTTATATGGATATTTATGGTTTAAGTTATGTGCGTATATTAAGATAGACGGAGAGTGCTACTTTCGTCGAAAGAAAACGTTAATTTTTCCACAACATTGTATGGCACGTATGTAATTGTAGCCTGTACAGAGATACCTTGTTGAAATTCGCTTACAATTATGTCATCTGCTTTTAATCTAGGATCAGCGTTAAGATTGGCAGTTATGTCATCTGCAATCGCTTGTTTAAGTGCTTCTGTTAAAGGTTCGAACAATACGTCATATATTATTGTTCCAAATTCTGGATTTTCTACTCTTTCACCTTTTCTCACTGAAAGTCTATTAATAAGATCTTGCTTTATCAAAGCAAAATCATACAATTTAAAATTATTTTTATCTGCTCTTGAACTGAATCCTTTAAAGACTGATTGTCCTTGTATGTAACCTGATCCACTTCCTGATGAACTACCATATGCCATAATTAAAATCCAAATACTCTTCCTATACTTTTAGCAACCCGCCCAACTGTGTTAACCGCTTTGCCTACTGTACTTACCGCAGATGATACTTGCGTAACCGCTGTTATATTGCCGCCCACAACGTTTTTATAAGTTTCAGTGACTGTTGATATGTTATTATAACTGTTTGTTATTTTTCCTATTCCAGGCACAATACCTTCTACTTTGGTACCTGATCCTGTGGTTAGAATGTTATTGATTGATGTAATAGTATCAGTGGCTTTGGTCAATGTACCTGTGGCTTTATCTATGCCAGATGTTTTAATAATTTTATTAGTGCCTTTTGTATAAAGCACTCCAGATTCATTTACAATTACATTTGTAATATTGTCTGTACCTCCAGTTTTTATTCCGGAAGTTATAGAGTTGTATGTCTCAGATGCAGATTCTCCTAAACTAATGTATCCTGTCAAATTATCTGTTAAAAAATTACTGCTTGTGCCAAACGTGTTTGAATACCCTGCGTTAAACAAGTTTACAGAAGAGTCAAAATTCTTGGTTGGATTGTCTGCTAATTCTTTGTCAATGTCTGCTTTGTATTGAGCCCATCTTATAGACGCTAAATCTGAATTTCTATTTGCGTTTTCTATATATCCTGCTGTCCCTATTCCTGTGTTTGTGCCTCCTACCGATCCAAATGCAGGAACAACATCTTGATGTCCCCAAAAAGGTTCGTGAGTTGGAACTCTCATACCTGACATACCAGGTAATGCCCTATCTACTTTTAAAACTGTGCCTAACGGCTGAAGAGTAACATCCGGATAAGTTGTTAATGCCGTGCCTGTGCCGGTTGGTTGTGTGTAACTTGTTCTTGTTAATGGAGTTACTAAATCTGATATAGTGCCAAAACTGTTAAAATGCACTTGGCCGCCAATTAAATCTGTCCTTGTCATACCCTGTTGAATATTTCTTTGTCCTGCGTCAGCAGTAATATTTGTGGTCGCTTTAGTGTAAACGTTTGTTCCTTGTATTCTTACATTTTCTGTTGCATAATGATATAAATTTGCGGCATCAAGACTGACTCCACCCGTTTGCTCATTTCCTTTTATTTTGACACTTTTGTTGGCATACATGTTTATGTTGCCTTCAGCGTGAAAGTTTATGTCGGCGCCGGATCTTAAATTGTAACCTGTCTGTGCGTACACATCGACCATTCCGTTTGATGAAAACTCCATCCAAACTGTGCCGTCACCGTTGGCCAAATAAACCACTCCTGCTGAGTCACTCATTAATAATTGATGTCCTGAACTTGTTCTTAACCTAACTAATTGATTTTCTCCATTTGTGTCGCCGTCATCCATAACAAAAGTATGACCTGTGAGTCTAGTAGTTTGGACATTTTTTAAATCATTGGTTGGTCCTATTTTATCCTTCTTTGGATTACGAGGATCAATTTTTCCTGGAGTGCTTATTCCAAAAACGTTACTAGGTGTTTCTCTACGTGCAGAGGACGAAGTTGATCCCCTTACTGTGTCTTGTATCAACCCTTGATCACGTAGCGTTCTGGCGAAAGGGTGTACAGGTTTAGGTAATCGATCTAATCTTGCCGCGTTATTTGTATCTGAGAACAAGGCCCTATTTGTTTCACCTGCTGGCACATAATCTGTACCGTAAGATGATTCTTTACTGTTTTCGTCTTCAGCAAAGGTATCGGTCGAACTTGCTATACCAGGAACCATATGATTAATATAAGGTTGTTGTACACAACCCATCCAAAAACCTTGTGTAACTTTTCCTTCAGCAAAAATAACAAGCACCTGTGAATCAATATCAGGTGGTACCATCCACATACCGTAGGCGTGTTGACTACTTTCAAATTCAGTAATTTTAGATGGTCTTATTGCTTCTGGACTTTTGGCGCCATAAAAGGGGGGCAAATATTCACAAGTTATTAATTCACCTTTTGTAACATTTAACACTCCAGATAATGCAGGAATAATAACTTTTAAACGTCCCATTTTGGTAGGGTCCACATTGTCTTTTACAATTGCAAAATATGGACCTGGATCTATCCTTGTATATGATTGATCGCCTTGTATATTTTTACTAGATCCACCTATATTAAGTGACATAAATTTCTCCTATGGTACCATTGCCTCGTCGTTAATAGTTGGCCCCACACCGCCTTTAACTTGTGTTTCAGTTGTTGCTTGTCCTTTTTCTTTAAAATTATAAGTGACCTGCTCTCCATTATTTTGATTTTCGAATCTGACCAAAGATAGTACTTGTGTAAACTGTCCATTCTCAAAACTGCTTGTAACTCTTATAACCTTATATAGTCCTGTGAATTGTGGCGTGTCTTCTTTATTAAATTGGTAAAGACCATCTGCTTCATTAAAGTCATTTGGGAATCTAAAATCAATAGAAACGACAGGTTGATACTCATCAAAATTAAATTGTTTCTTTTGATTATCCCAATCAAATCCATTTATACTTCCAACTTGTTCTTTTTTACTATAAGTTTGGTTTTCTCCAGGATCACTCATTGGAGTAAAATAGTCTTCGCCTATGTAGGCAGGATCTCCCATGATTTTTAATTCTAAATTTACCATGTTTCCGTAATTGTTTGTTAAAAAGTCATAAAACGCATTTACTTTGTTAGCATCCAATCCTCCTCTGGTTGTTGCGTCAACACTATCACTTGTTGTTACAACACCACGTAAAGGTAGCGATGCTTCTGGGTATGGAGAACTTCCGTCTACTGCTCCGTTGTTCGTGCCGCCCGAAAATATTATGGACACTAAATCCTTTATTTTACTAACAATTGTTGTATCCTGTGTTTGTTCAGGAGTTGTGCTTAATAAATTTGCTTTAACATAGTTGCTGTTATATTCTATATTGAAATCTAGAATATCTAAATTTTCACCTGTATAGATATATTTGTATTTTTTCCTAGCAATGTCCTTCCAAGCACCATAACCGGCTAGTCCTGCGGCCGCGAAATTAGCAACATGGATTTTGTAAGGTTGAATATGAAAATGTATCTTTCTTTTGTGTGATTGTAATTTACTATCCCAGTCCGGTAGTAATGTACAAGTTGTTATAATTTTATACCACGGCACCCATGGTGCAGGTAACTGTGAATTTGAATCATATGCTGTTGCACTTTGTACATCTGACCAATACTGTTCAATTATTTTGTCAAGTTGTCTATAAGAATCAAACTGTCTAACAAATTTTTCTAAAATGTAACCTATTGATTCATCTTTTCCGTAAGTCATTGCGGTTAATTGTTCTGATCCTCGTCCCTGATTGGCCCTATAACTGTTAAAAAAGTTTGCCGCTCTACCTATTAATGGGTCTGTAGTAATTAGGTATTCATCTGTGTGTACTCTAAGTCCTTCTTGAACTTCTCTTTCTTGTGCCGCATTTAATTTTTCTTGAAAATCTTTAATATATGATTCTAAGTTATCACCGTTACCTTCTATCTGTCCTTGTGCCCTTGTAAAAAGATAAACATTTTGCGATGCAACTTCTGTCCACGGCACCGCACTTATTGTGTAAGTGGTTCCTCCAGCGTTTACGTTCAAAGTAGATGTAGCCAATTGTATTGGCAAACGCCTTACAACATCGTTAGCAATTTCTTGGCCTTGTGTGTTGTATCCCTTGAATTCGATAGTTAACAAG